TAAACATTATTTTCTCGCAATCATTGTTTGAATTTTTTCTTGAATTATCTTTGCCCAAAAAGGCTGTGGAAAGTTCCAACCAACAAATGCCCCAATTGCTACCCAAAATAGTGTATCTAACATTTAAGTCTCCTTTAGTCGTCAGAAGCAGTCGCACCACACTTGGCACGCTTTGCTTTAGTTAGTGCTCCATAATCAACTGGCCATTCTTTTCCTGGAGTCAATTCTATAGCACCTTGTGGGAAAGCATATGTAACACCAGCTGTTTGCATAATCTGAGCAACTGGCATACGGAATTTAGTTAAATCGTTACCTAAATTTGGATATGGAGCAACATGGGGAAATGACCAGCCAGCAATTTCTTTAGTTTGGTTGTTGATAACAATCTTATAGAAAGCATGTGGCACAACTACACCATTACCGATACGCTTGTCAGTTGCGTTATATAATCCACCGACATATACTGTGTATGATTGATTGCGTTGAACAACCCAACCACGAACTGATGTTTCTAATAGTTTCCAAATACCACGATTTAGTGAACCTGCTTGTGGGCTCATGTTGGTCATAAGGAATGATTCAAACTCTACTTGTGTGTTCCAAGATAGATCGCCATCAGGTGCCATATGTCCTTTATCGTAATTAGTTCCAACATAGTCAGCAGGAACAGCACCATTAGGAACATACTGATTGGCGGCAAAAGCATTAGTACGAGCCACACAACCCAACGCATTTTGTGGAAGTAGTTCATAGGTTACAAACCTTGGTAGTTTGGCAGGGGCATCATAGCCAACTAGATATGCCTGTTGACATAGTGGTTGAACACCAGCTGCTTGAGGGAATCCATAGGGTGCGTGGACTTGGCACTGTTGGATAGGGAAAGGTGCTCGTTGAGTCCAAGAGAAGGCACTAAGACTTGTTACACACAGTAGAATTGCTAAGATCTTTTTCATTAATTTCCAATCATTGGGTTATGGGTTACTCATCTATTTAGCGTCCAACATAGCGTTTTGGTGCAGCATCTTCTCTTCTTTGGCTTTCAGTTTTAGGAAATAATTCATTCCCAAACTGTGGATACTTTTGTTGTCGATCGTATGCCACCCACATAAACATACCAGCCATCGTAAACATAATGAATAAAATTGCAACACCAACCATAAATTCTACATGCAATTGCTTGCGTCTTGCTCTACGACGTTTCTCTTGTACAGCCTGTATTTGAATTTGCTTTGTGAGGAGAACCTTTTGTTCAGCACCCAGCTTCTTCATCATTGCGTTAACATCAGTCCAAAGTGCACCAAGTTCTGGCGGACTTTGATAAATCATCAATTCTTGTAACTCAGTACCCATCTGCTCTAACTGTTTCTTCATTAGAACACGTTGAAGAGCACGCTTACCTAGACTCGCATCACCTGTGTATACTTCTGTTTTACTTCGTTTCTCTTCTTCTTCAAATACTGCTATACACTTATAGTAGTTGTCGTAGTATACGCCAAGATGATCACCGATCTCACCATAGATATTGTTGGTTTCGGCAGACTTTTTGTTTAACTCAACTACACGAGTTTTTTCTTCTTGAAATTGTTTTTTGGCTTCTGGAGATGGAGCCTTACCCTTGGCTGCGTAAGCATCATGGAACTGGTGATCTAGATCTTTGAGAACATCTTTTACATCCCCAGCTGCACCCTTTATATCTTTATAAAGTTTGCACCCTGCTTTGACAGCTGAAACTGCCCCATTCGCCAAAGCAAAGAGTGTTAACGGATCCATCTAAACCTTTACTTCTCATTTCTATATTTTGTCTCTATTAAATTTCTTATTTCTAAATTATCGGCAGTGCCTAGCCATGCAGAGAGGTTATTGTAGATCAGAGTAAGTTCTTCTTTATTGCATCTGTTTTTCTTTACCCATAATAATGTTAATTGTTTACGTTCGCTTGGCTCATGCACTGTAAAACTTATATGCTTAAACTCTCCGATATTGCATGATATTTCTGCTTCTTGCGATGAAGTAGTAGCAGTTACACACAACAACAGGAACAAAAGAAATTTCATTCATTTGTCCATCTCTTCTGATGCTAGTTTTATTGCAGTTTTTATAGAAGGTAAGTCCTTTGGTTCTTCTTTCCATGTTAAACTAATGTAACCAGCGAAAGATCCAACATCTGGGGGAACTGCGCTTCGGCATATGAATCTACCACTTTGCTTTGCTTCCCATCCATCTGGTTTCGTGATCAATTCTATCTTGTCACAAACCACATCACCACCGAGCATTCCTATCATTGCCTTGGTTCTTTCTGGAGAATCTGTGAATAAACTGCTTGTATTATTTACAATAGATTTGTCCTCACCCTTTTCATTCTTCGCATACGCAACTGTTCTTGAGTTGGTATAGAGATTCGCCTTATAGATTACAACTGTATTTGCTCCAACATCTTCTGCGAGTTTGGTGACAATTGGAATTAGACCTGAGGTATCTTTTAACTCTGGGTGTTTGTTTTGATTGGTGATTGCTTCTAGAATTACAGTACGACTGTCCCAACAAATGTAACCAACGAAAATTAGAGTTGCTAGGATGATAACTTCAAATAACTTAAATGGATTGTCTATCCACTTAATTAAATCGACAGCGGAAGATATCCAGGATGAATCTTGTTTTGGTGTATCAGCCATAAAACTGCCTTTACAATATTAACCAGATTGCTTGTGACATTAGCACTGCCCCAAAACTGCCCACTACCATGCTACCCCAGAAAAGAGGCATGCTAACTGCAAGAATAGCTGCAGTTAATAGTACAATTGAAATTTGGAAAATGCTACCAGCGTATGTGTAGTATGGGCTGCGTTGTCTAGCATCTGCACGTTCGGCTTCTAGACCACGTGCTTTTGCCATCAACTCTTTTTTACCCTCACCAGTTGCTGGATCAGATTCATAGCGTTCGATCTTGGCTGCTATTTGTCTAATCTTTTTAGGATCCTTGGCATTTTCCAGTTGGAGTTCAGCAAGGGTTTGTTTGATTGATTTTGCTTGATAGAATGCCCAAGTATTGTTTGCCTCAATTGTGTTGTTGAGGATTTTACTTGAGTTTGATCCACTCATTAGAGTGTTAACTGCGAGCAATGCAGCCAATACGGTAATTACCCAGCCAGCCTTGTCTTTTACAAGTGCTTCTCGTTCGGATCTAGATAGTGGTTTTACTTCTTTTTGTTCCATGTATATCCCCAGGTATTGTAGTTTACAATACTATTTAGGGATATAAGGGTTTATTCTTGCTTTCGAACTGCCTTGGGCGATGTGTCTTTGTTACTCCAGTCAACAATAAAGTCTGGGTGGACTGGTGTCATTACTCTACCAGCAGAATCCAATTCAATTTCTTGATGTGGCTCTGGTGGTGGACTTATTTCCCAATCAGTTTTCTCAGCTTCTGCATGATCCACTGGTGTGGTAGAATCTTCGGTGTTGGTTGTGACTCCTGCACTTGTGGGACCACTTGAACTGTTGTCTCTTGAATTGGAACTGCTTTCTGAAGTTTGTTGTTCCACTGTTGTGGTTGGTTTTCTAAACTTGTTAAAGAATCGTTCTTTAATTCTGTTGACTGAACTTTCTTCTTCGCTGGTGTCTTGACTGGTGATACTTTCTTCACTGGTGCTGACTTCACTGCTACTGCTGGTTTCTTCTGTTGAGTTGCCATTGGTTTCTCCTTCTTTTTTAAGTGGTATACTGGCTGCCATTAATAGCAAAACAGCCAATGGATCAAAAACTATCACAATCATAATTATTACAATACGAACAGCCTTTTCCAAAATACTTTGGTCAGGGTTATCTCCGTATAATAATGCTGCTATGTATTTAATTGGTCCAACTTCTGCTTCAACTTTTCTCAGTTCCGCAGCGATCGGTGCTCTTTCTTCATTTAGTCTGGCGATTCTGGTTTGAGAAGATCCAATCTCAGCAAGTAGTAAACTTCTTTCCTTTTGCTGTCCTCGTCTAATCTGTAGAGATCTCTCCACTCCTTTCGCATCTTCGCTTCTTCCAATTGTCTGGTCAACTTGTGAGTCCATTTGTTTGAGTTGGGCTCTTGACGCATTAATGTTTTCCTTTTCTGTTCTAATCTTTTCGTCAAAAATTGCTATCTGTGAAGTAACAGCACCTGTCGGTACTGCTTGGTCCAAGTGTGCCTTTGATAGATAACCAAAGATACCCATCGATGTTAAAGACATGAGAATGATTAATGCCACAACAAAGTAGCTACGCATTAACATTGGGATTTGATTCCAACTGCGATAGATCCATGATGCAACAACCAATTTAGCAAACTCCAGCACTGTTCCCATTACAACAATAGGAATAACTGCAGCTGCAAAGATTGATGCCAATCCAGCAATTGAATAGTACGCTGCCACTGCTGATAAACAGACAGCGGTAAAATATAATAAGTATGTCATAACTTTCCTCTGATATGAGAACCATGAACTCTTACACTGATTTGACCATTGTAATAATCCATTGATTCCAACACTCTTCTAGTAAATTGTTCTCTGGCTTCTATGTATGAACACTCAGCTTTTGATTTACAATAAAAAAGAATCTCTCGTTTGAAGTTCTCTTTACCAAGTTCTTCAACATCCTTACTCAATTCAATACTAGAACCATAATATTCCATCCAGTCTGAGTCAATCTTAGACCTGATTTTCTTTTTCTTTTTTGTGCCGTTTTTCAGTTTAACCATGCGATAGGTTGTTTTAGAAAACTTGGCTAATTTCTTGCCAATATACTTACGGCTGGTGGTCAGGTTTGTTATTTCATAAACAAATCCGACACAATCTTCTGGCAATTCTTCGACAATATTATCTTTATAAATCCACATAGTAGATTTATTTAGTCGTCCTCTTCTAAGTCCTCTTCTTCGAAGATGTCACCAGAACAAACAGGACAGTAGACGATGTCTTCTAGACGAACGTCGCTACCCTTTACTATAATTTTTCCTTCAGCACCACATTCTTCACACTCAAAGTGTTTAGTTGTCATGCTGCTTTCCCCCAAACATCACCCCAGTCACCTGAGAGAGCACCTTTGGCGTAGTCAGTTACACGATTCTCAAAGAAGTTGCCATGTACTGGTGCGTTGATCATTTCTTCAACCCATGGTAGTGGATTCTTTTTAACTTTAAAGATACCTTTCATACCAAGAGATATAAGTCTACGATCAGCAATGTAACGAATATAATGTTTAACATCTGCAGCAGACAAATCTCTCATGTCAGCACCTTGGTAACAAAGGTCAATGAACTTATCTTCCAACTCAACCATCTTTTCAGCAATGGTATAAATCTTACTCTTGAGTTCATCGTTCCAGATTTCATTGTTTTCTTTTACATATTCTTTGAATAAACGAATCATTGATTCAGCATGCATTGTTTCATCAACAATAGACCAAGTAACAATCTGACCCATTCCTTTCATTAAGCCATGACGAGGAAAATTAAGCAACATAATAAAAGAACTGAAAAGCTGCATTCCCTCAGTAAATGCGCTAAACACAGCAATATGCTCAGCAGTAGAAGCGATTGTCCCATTTCGACTAGAAAGGTCAAGAACATAGTCATGTTTATCCTTCATCTCCTGATACTCTAAGAATTGATTATATGTAGATTCTGGTAAACCCAGTGTTTCAATAAGGTGAGAATACGCAGCAATATGTAATGCTTCACGTGCCGCAAATCCCATCAGCATCATACGCACTTCTGGTTGAGGAAAGTAAGGTAGGTAATTATTGACGTAACCACCTGCCACATCAATGTCACCTTGAGTGAAGAAACGAAAGATGTTGGTTAGGAATTGCTTTTCTTCATTGGTTAGTTTCTTCTTCCAGTCTTTTACATCTTCAGCCATGGGTACTTCTGAGTGAAGCCAGTGCGCTTGCTCATGTTTTAACCAAGCATCATATGCCCATGGATAGTTGAATGGTTTGAAGTAGTTACGTTGGTCTGTTAGTTTTGTTTTTGTTTTTGTAATCATTTTATCCCTCGCATGCCAAACATTCAGTGCCTTCCGTCAGGTCATGCAAATTAATTTCTTTTATGATTTCTCGCTCAATACGCTTTGATACTTTATCAGCCTTAGCAATCTTATCACTGCGGCAATAGTAGAGAGTCTTTAGTTTTTGTTTCCATGCCATAAAGTGAACAGCATGGATGTATTTAATATGGCTGTCAGGTCTAAAGAAAAGATTGACTGATTGTGCTTGGTCAATATATTCTTGTCTGTCGCTAGCATGTTGAATGAGCCAACGCTGATCGATTTCCATACTTGTTTTGAATACGTCTCTTGTCCATTCGTCCAAGGATTCCATATGTTGTACGGATCCGTCATTGGCAATGATACTTGACCAAATTTCATTGTATTCATTTTCATCTTTTGCTTTCTCTTTAATAATTTTATCGAGGTAACGATTCTTATTCAGGTGAGAACCCGAAAGAGTGTCTTGACGATAAGCATTGGCACGATAAGGTTCAATGCTAGGACTAGTATTGCCCATAAGAATGGAAGAAGAAGCATTGGGAGCAATAGCCATAAGATGACTAAAGCGATTCCCAGTACCCATCGCATCAGGTGCTTCACCTCTCTCCAATCCAAGTTCTTTATTAGCGACATCTAATTTCTCTCTTATAGTTTTAAAGATGTTTTTGTTTCTACCAACTGCCAATGATGATTCCCATGGAATATTATTCTTCTGCAGATAAGCATGCCATCCTAAGGCACCAATGCCAATACTACGCTCACGAGTAGCAGAGTATACAGCCCTGGAAATGGTATCAGGTGCATTAGTAATAAAATACTCCAACACGTTATCGAGCATTTCAGCAACATCGCGAAGGAAGTGTAGTTCATCTTTCCACTCATCATAGTACTCCAAGTTTAATGAAGACAAACAACAAACAGCAGTGCGCTTTTCATTTGTTGGTAGAATAATTTCTGAGCAAAGATTTGATTGATTAATTTTTAAACCAAGATCTTTTAAGTGCTGCGGCATCTTACGATTAGATTCATCGATGAAATGAAGATATGGTTCACCAGTCATCATACGCATCTCAAGCAGTTTCTGCCAAAGTTCCTTTGCTGATACTGTTTCACGTACTTCCTTGGATGCTGGGTCAACAAGTTCCCAAGAGTCATCGAAGTTTGTATCAAGCATAGATTGCTCAATAATTTCCATAAACCGATCAGGAATATTAATTCCATGATGCATGTTTAGAGTACGCATGTTTTGATCGCCTGTTGGTTTGCGCATCTCTAGAAAATTGATAATATCTGGATGATCAATAGACAAGTAGGCAGCGTAACTCCCACGACGAGTCCTACCTTGTCTGTAAGCGAGAGATGATGCATCATACATTTTAAGGTGGGGCATAACTCCAGTAGACTTATCATCCGCTGAGCGAATGCCGAAACCGATGCCGACACCACCTCCAAGCATAGAGAGCCAATTTGTTTCAGATAGGTTATCAACTAGACCCTCCGCTGTATCTTCAATATAGTTAAGAAAGCATGAAATGGGTAGCCCACGACGAGAACGACCAAAAGAAAGGATTGGAGTAGAATAGCTGAGCCAATGATTACTGGCGTAATTGTAAATGCGCTGAGCGTGTTCAGGATCACTTCCGAATGTTTTCGAAACATATGCAAACCTTTCTTGAGGACTAACCTCATCATCTTTCATGTAACTTTCTTTTAATCTAAGCAATCCCAATTCATCAAATAAACTATCTTTTGTGTAGTCAACTCTTATCCCGTGCACTTCATCTGCCATTTAAAACTCCAAACATATATTTTTTATTCTACAAACTCAGATGCCATAGGAAATACGGTAGCGATAACTTTCGCACATTCCTTGGCAATTAACTGATGCTCTTTTTGTGTTCCATTTGCGGATCGGAGTTCTATAAAGTGAATCCAGCTACGCAATGTCCCATTCATATATAATCGACTCTCGGTCAATCCTTCAGGTAAGACTGCTCTTGCTTGCTCTTTGGCAATACCATTGTCGATTGCCCACCCATAGGCACTTTGCGCCACATCGAGTACACGCTTTTGTTGCGTTTCCCAAAATGCTTGAAGTGTTGGATTGTCGCATTCGATACTATTTTGTCTGTTCTTTGGATCTTGGAGTCTTGCTTCTCGTATAACAAAATCTAATTCTTTTGTTGGGTCAGCATATCGCTGAGAGAATTCTTGGAAAGAAAAAGAACGATGGCGCAACATTTGTCTTGCTATATCGCGAGTAGTTACTACCTCTAAACACATAGAAACCATTTCAAGTGGTGACCAATGTTTATGTTTTACTAGATAACGAATTAACTTCTCTGCTGTATCTGTGTTGTTTTGATTGCTTGGATTTGAAACTCTGGCACAAAATGCAATCAATTCTGTGGTATTTTCAACAAAGTACGACTCGGGCTGACTATAACTTATTAACTGTACTTTCAACATTTTCTCCATTCTGTAAATCTTAACTTTGCTTCCATACCAGAGAAGGTATTGTTATTTATGAGATCTAGAATTTGATCAGGAGTTCGTCCTGACAATATCATTTCATTAATATCTTTTTCTACCACAGTATCTGGATACATAACTACATTATACCCCTTGTCTATATACTTAGCAAGTTGTTTTGTTATTTCCTTGCTTCGGGGTTCATTGTCCATTACTATGGTTGCGTTAGTAAGCAACTGCCTAATAGTAGGGGTATCAAAACTGCTTCCTGATACAGCGATTGCGTTCGGAAGAAAAAGAGAGTCAATTGGTCCCTCAACCACATAGATTCTTCTAGCATAATCGATTCGTTCAAGTCCATATATTTTCTCCTCTGTTTCATCAATCTTGATGGTATAATACTTAGGTTCTTCCTTACCGAATGCTCTGCCTTGAAATGCGATTACTTTACCATGCGAATTAAAGTAAGGAATAACTAACCTTGGGTGTTCATCATTAATAGGTTCAGGAAACTTGGCTGTTATGCTATTAACATAAGATTTAAATTTCGGTGAGAAATAAAGTAATGACCAATTATCCTTGGGTATCTTTCTGCTATCAACATACTGCACGGCAGGGTGATCATCACGCATTCTATCAATACGAGATAACTCATCAAGGGTTGAATCAATAAGATCTAACTCAACTGTTGTTGGTAGTACTTCAGCAATGTCTTTGTGGTCATTATATCTTGTTGCGCCATTTTTGTATCGCTCAACAACATATTCATCGTATAGGTTTGAATCAATATACTTGATTAGATTACCAATGTTTGTGCTGTATCCACACTTGTGACACTTCACAAGTAAGTCTTGTTTAAATTTGTAGATATATCCTCTTGCTTTACGAGGATTCTTTGTAGAATCACCACAGATGGGACAACTGTAGTTCCAAAGATAGTCATTCTTCTTTGCAAAGTTGCGCAATCTCGTGCCTAACAAAGATGCGAATTTCATGTCAATATGTAGCATAATGTAATTATACCTTAAAACAAATAAAAAAGCAAGTCCTAAGACTTGCTTGTTGTTAAGAGAATACAGTTTACTTCATGAACTTTGCAAAGAAATCTAAGTGACCCATTAGGTAACCAACAACGATTGCACCACCGACAATCATCCACTTCCAGCGTTCAAGAAGATTAATTCTTTCACCAAGACTGTCGATCTTCTTTCCCATTGCATCATGTTGGTCTTCATCACTTTTTGCCAGGTCGTCAATCTTGCGATCGATGTGATCAGTAATCTCACGATTACCTGTGGTAATGCGAGAGTGTAGTTCTTTAATGTCTTGTTTCACGGCAGCGACATCTTCTTTTATGCCTTCTACTTGTGCTTCCAATTTTGCAATCCTCTCTATATCTATTGCCATTATTTGATTTCCTCGAACAATTTTCTTTGTGTTTTGTACCATTCAATCCATGAATCTAATTTAACACGACACTCATAATATTGCGAGTAGTTATCAGTAACAACTTGTAAAACATCACTCAACTTTGTAGTTGTTTCTGTTTGCTTCAAATCAGGGCAAGTTGACAGTAGATCTTTAGAAACTTCTGGAAACTTAACTGTAACTGGGACAGTGGTTGAACAACCACTTAATGCTATCAATGAAACAAGTAATAGTGTTCTCATTTACTTGCTCCAGGATTCTTTGCTGCTTGGTTTAAGATATCAAGTGCTTCAGGGGCAACCTTACACTCTGAATCAATAATCTTTTCTTTTTCAACAATCTTTTCTTGTATAACAACTTTAGTATCATGAACAACTTTTATCTTGTCAACATATACCTTTTGTATAACTACATTTGCTGCTTGACTTTTCTGTTCAACAACAGCTACCTTTGCTTCAACTTCTTTAACTCTCTCACGCCATTCTATTTCAACACTGTATCCACCCTTGAAGTAAACACCGAGTACCAATAGTAAAATTCCTCCAATCTTAACCGCATTCGCATAGGGTATAAGTGGAGGAATGTAACGAATGAAGTAACTAGAAAATGTGCCCAGCAATCCTACTATCAATATTAAATTGATAAACCATAAAAGGAACCAGTCAGGTAAGAAATGAAGCACCCACATTTTAGACTCCTAAAGGTGCTGGGCGACGAGTCATACCAGCAACTACGCCAGCCTGATTCTTTTGGTATTTCTTTATATCTTTTTTACCAATTTTCGGTTGGTCCGTTGAAACAGCTGCACCAGTGGCATTGGCAGCAACACCATCTTCTGCGATTTGTTTCAACACTTTCTCAATTAGTATTTCTTCTTCAACTAAAGTAACTTTATCTAATCTATGAACCAAATTTATAAATTGTTGTTCAGAGACAAAAGCTGATTTAGTTTCTACCTTTTCTTTAACAAAGTAGTAAGCAGAAACCAAATTTTTCAAATTTGATTCGCCACCTGGCAGTTTATTAATCAATCTTTTCAAATTGAAAATCAAGCGAGTAAGATAGTTAAATGCATCTTTCTCTGCTTGAGTATTTAAATCTTTTGCGTGCTTCAGTAATTTACCCTTGGCATCTACTATACCAAGTCTGTAGGCATCTGTCTTATCAAATGGTGTGACAAGCATATACAGCAATCTTGCGGCAATTATGTTGTCCATTAAAGCTGATGCCATTTATATCTTCCTTAGTGCATTAATAATATTTTCATCTAGAGATATATCAGAAGTCCTAATACCATACTGTGGTACTGACTCGGGCATTCTCTCAAGATAAACAAGGAATGTTACAAGAACATCCCAATACTTTTCATCAATCTTATAAAACAACATATTAGTGGCAGAGTCACCAAATACATTGTAGAGTACTATAATGTGATTAAGGATCAACCTCTCTCGAAGTTCATCCGACTGTTTATATCTTGTAATCAGTTTCTTTAGATATAGAAATATCCTTAGATCCTTGTCAAATTCTTCTATGTTATGACACTGCGGATTATCGTAGTGGTGCATAGCATAAACTAGAAAATTATCTTCACTCAATTTTTTATTAATGTCAACCACATTTCTCACTTCAAATCAAAAGGAGAGG